TCTATATCTGTAATTTATTGGAATTTATTTGAATTAAAACATGGTCTTCTTCGCTCAGTACGCAAGGACCAGCAACAAATTGCCCCAGGGTAGGCAGGTGTTGCAGCACGGTTGTCCCGTGAGAGTAATACTCTAAGCAAGAAGCCGGGTCTTATTGGTATTCCAAAAGATCCACAAGCCCTGTGTCCGAAGACACCACCGACTCTGTGGCAGGTCGATATACCGCGCATTCGCGGGCATCGACTGACGCCAGAGTCAGGTCGACTGAGTTAACTACTCGGTCCTCGACCTCGATCGGAGAATGTTCTCCACCGAGGAAGGGCACCGGTATCGTGAAAGAAGGAATCCATCCCCTTGGGAGGAGGTTCTCGACAAGATCGCGCCGGATATAGCGGGTTTCTCGCCAAGGACCACGACTAGGCTGCAATGCAGCGCTAAGTTCGTCCATGGAAGTTTCACGTAAATCGCGTCCTTCGTGCGCTGTCCGTATAGCCCTGCTAACGGCTCGCATTCGGGACTCGTAACTTTTCTGGGTCTCTAGCAACTTGCTAGGACCTTTGAAAGCCTTAACGGCCACGGCAATCTTTTTCTCAGTGAGATCAATTTTGTCATAAGGCACGTATAAATCCCTCAATTGCTTGGTTGTCTGAGTGTAGGACACGTCAGCCCAATCTTGCAATATGGGGGCATTAACTTGGGAAATTGCTTCCTCGTAAGTAATACTTTCGAGGCCGAGCGAACCAAGTTTAGCGTTTATCTCATCGGATTCATTAAGAATCAGCCCTCGGACCTTCCGAGAGTTACCACTGCTTATCGCCTTGCGAACAGCAGGGTCATCGAGATTCACGATAGCGTACTGCATGGAGGGTGAAAGCAATGCTTCCACTCCCGGAATCCGGGTGAGGCCACGGCCTCCACACCACTGCGGAACGTATGAACGAGGATCTTTCAGATAATCCAAGGGAAACCATCGTCCTAGACCAAGGGTCTGAAGGATGGTTACTGAAAGTTTCCACGATAAATCCACGTCCTGCCAGGAAAGCTCCTCACTGAGCTGCTTTGCCTTGCCAGGAAACGGGTTAGTTTCTTCGAAAACAGCACTTCCCACCTTCCGACGGTCGGAGAGGAGGCGAAGCATGATGTGATCGATTTTATATTTTGGCCTAGAAACAGGAAGGGCAATGCCCGCCTTTGCGAGACTGTTCTGGGGACGCAATGCGTACCTCGGCCCAGGTCCCGGCTTCGCCAAGAAGTTTTGACAGTAATGCGCTCCGAACTTCGAAATGCAATACTTGTCCCAAGAGATAACCCCACTCCACGCCTCAAGATTCTTGGGTATGGAGGAAAGGTACCTCAGGTTACCTAACCCGACATGGTCGTCGCCAGCACACGCGTAGTGACTGCGAGCATACCTTGTCGTGTAGAAATCACGGATGTTCGAAGTTAGTCTTCCAGGATTTGCGCGAGCGCTTCGCTCTGCACAGATACTGAACAGTGAGAGTATCATTTTGGTGAGGGGTTCCCCCATCAAAACGCCTCTGACTGTAGGACAGCCCGTATAAATCTGCCCACGGAATTCAGTCTCCACTTTGGAACCGAACCGCACGTAGGTTTTGTACACCCGTTTGTTGCGGATACCGCCTTTCTTTTTGAAAGCGCTAGGAAGCTCAAGGAGCAACCTAGGCGAACAATTCAGGTCTATTGCGTCATCAAGGTACTGCCTTGCAGGGCCTAGGTCGGGCAATGCCCCATCTAGGAATGCCTTCATGCCGCTTTTCGCAAGATCAAAATCGAGGTAATCTGTCGCTGCCGTCAGATCACTCGTTGAGATATGCGTACATTGCTCCTCTTTCCACTTGTCTCGATGCCTAGCCCAGCTAGCTTCGTAGTTCCAAGCGTGATCGGAGCCTTGAAGCCCGACACGACATCCAGGGATCTGCAACATGCAATCCTTGATGAAGTGACTGGCAGGCGACAAAAACAGGTTGATCCAAATCATTGATTTGGTTGCAATTCTCGCTTTTACGCCCGGCTCTGAGATGGGAATCGGATCGATCGGCAATGCCGGCGATCCCGATCGCTTCCACTCATTGTACTCTTGGTAAGACCAGAGAAATAACAGTAGGCCCAGCCTAGTGTCGATTCCTCCGCTCACATCAAGTACCTTCTGACCACTCTCCGTCCTGATACTATCAGGTTCGGCGAATTCGTCATAAGGCAAAGGAGACTCAAGATAGGCGATCTTCCAAATTGGATGGTCAGCTTGGTTTGCCTTGCAAATCAAGTTGCCCAGGGGGTCCCAGACGTCTTTCTGTTCGTACTCTAACCGCTGAATCGAGCTTCGCAGCCTCGACATAGCGGATTCAAATGCGTGTGCCTTTCCTACGCCAGGTGTCACCATGGCAACCAACGCAGGGAAGTCCTGGAAAACAGGAGCCGAGACATTGTCTCGCGCTTTTCGCACTTGTTCAAGAGTGGCAAAAGGGGGAACAAGAAAGGAAATTCCTTGATCTTTTCTCTCTTCAAACCAGTCTATTATCCGTCGGTCAAGCTCCCAGTCCCCATGAAGGTATTCCTCTTGGGCACGGACGCCAATGAACCGATGGCTACCATGCGTTAACCACTCGGCGTTCGTCGGGGTCGGTATTCCGAACCTCCCACGGCGCAGAGGGCCAAGCAATTGTATCAGCCTCAGACCTAGCGTGTCACGCAGCTCAATGAGCTCGCGAAGCGTAGGAGAAGCTTTAATACTCACCCCGAAGTGCCGGCTGACCGGTTGTTCGATGAATTCCCGGAATTCATTCCACAAGATGGCTAGTTTGCCTCCTTCGGTTCTTTTGTATTCTAACGATGCTGAATTGGACAGCGAAAGGTGAGATTGCGTCACTTCCTTGAAGGACGCCCTCTTACCGTGCTTACCCATGGTAAGTTCCTGACCAACAATCATCGCACTCGCCGTAAACGCGTTAAATGCATCCTGAGTCGGGCGAAAGTCGTCCTCTCTGGGCATGCACAAACGAGTTTTGAGCGCTATCAAATCAGCCAAGCATTCTCCTCTGGCAGGGCCAGGTAGGAAACGCGTTTGGCTGAGATGTGAAACCAACCACATTCGAGTCTCTAGATTCATTGAACCTAATAGGTTCGTCCCAGCACGAACCAAGAGATCGATTGTGAGTCGGAAAAACCCACTCTTGCTAATCTGCTCCTCCAGCTGTTCACGGAACCTTGGAAGGAGCTGATTCTGAAGTAGATGGTTACCGATAGCGGTGGAAAACTTCTTCCAGGCCTTGCCCCAAGTTGTGATCGAACCGCATTCGTAAATCTCCATGAACAGATGCGCACGCCATGCGTGCCACTCGGGTAAAAGCAATGCTTTGAAACGAGTGCTGATACATAGAGCTAGCTGGATTCCGAGAAACGT